ATGCCCAAAAAGCAAAAGGAGAAATGCAAGGACGAACCGGAGAACAATGGACCAGCACAGTCTGGAGACATGTCACCGGTTTGGTCTCGATCGACGCACCGAGGAACCCAGAAGGGTGGAAAGAAATCCAAACCCACTGGGTCGCCGAAGCGAGACAATCCTCCTTTGGATCATTCGCCCAGGACTTTCAAGTCCGGCAATCTGAAGAAGAAGGGAGCAGGAAACAGAGGAGGCCCTGCCCGCGGCGGAGATAAAGCCGTCGTGGTTGCTTTGAAAGATGCGGTTGCGCAAGCCGATGGGCTGAAAGACGCGCTGCACGAGCAAGCCGATGAGACGCGAGTCGCTCAGGATGCAAATATGCACCTACGTCGTGATCTCACTAGTGTCCAAGAGGACCTTAAACAGGCCGAAACTATTCTCGGCCAGCGGAGGAACCGTGTCGATCAGATACATGTCGATCGACAGAAGAAGTTCCACTGCCAATGGCAGGACGAAACGGCAGAAGCCTACTTCACCTTTTGGTTGTTTGTAGTTGTCTTCCCCGCGATTTTCGTCGGAATGGCCGTCAATCTCGGTGTATTCGAGAGCCTGATGTGCTGGCAATGGATGGTTGTCAGCTTGCTCTATCAGGTGGCCGCGTTTTATGCCGACCGCTATCTCTGTGCCAAGCGCGGGTACAGATCGAAATTTTGCCAGCGCACCACCCACAGTTACACGTCGATGTCCAGTCAAGACTGGGACGATGTGGACAGGCGTGCCGACGCCATGTCCCTCCGTGAACTGAAGCATGTCGATGCCCGGTACAGCGTGATCGCGTACCGAAAGACTTTAAATGGCTTCCTACTTAACGAGGACAAGTTCGGGCGACGTACTGGCAGCCCCGACTATCTGCTCATATCACATGAGTTGTTGGCACAAATCACCGTACCAGCGGTGATGCTGACGGACGATCCCCTTGTCGTCCAAGATAGGTTACTCGCATCGGTAAAGACCACACACACAGTCAACATAGACAAGGACCTCTATCAAGAGGGTGAAGATGTGGCGGGGAACACCATGGAGGTGGCGCAGGGACTCTGGTATCAGAGTCGCCAGCGCCGCGTGCGGTGTTTCTGACGCGCCCCAGCGTGATGGGCGGACTTAGGTCGTATGCCCGCGGATACAGGTACCTCGAGAATTCGATGGATCCTGTCGCGGAGACTAAGGAGTCAGCGGTAGTTTCTATGCCGCGCGAAGTGCCGCTAGGTAAGCGGCCCGTGGTCCAAGTGAGTCTGGGACCGGTGACAGTCGGAGTGGTCCGACCCCACCCAGACCCATTGGACCCCGATACGACCATCGCTGGGGTGAAACACAGGTTTTTGAGGAAACCGCCACCGTCTGAGCCGACCTTGCTGAAGGAATTTCGAAGGTTTGTCAGGCGGCGATGCCGCGAGGAATTTGTCCCCATTCCCTGCGATGCAGATGTGAGCGTAGAACGATGGTTAAGCCACACTGATTACCCCGACTGGCGACGCAAGGAGTTGCGCGTAGTATGGGATGGTGTTGGGAGCATGTGGGATCCAGATAAATCTCACCGCTACTTCCGATGCAGTTCCTTCATGAAAGATGAGGATTATCCAACCTACAAGCACGCCCGCGCTATTAACTCGCGTTCGGATGTTTTTAAATGTGCTGTAGGACCCATCTTTAAGCTGATAGAAGAGCAAGTGTATCGACACGAGGCCTTTATCAAGCATGTTCCAGTTGCGGACAGGCCGAATTATATAATGAACCTGCTGCACCGTGAAGGAGCCAAATATTTCGCCACAGATTATACAGCTTTTGAAAGTCTGTTTGTGCGAGAGTTAATGGAGGCCTGCGAGTTTGAGCTTTACTCGTACATGACAGCCCATTTGCCTGCGGGCAATGAATTCATGCGCCTGGTACGTGAAGTGCTGGGCGGGCTTAATTTGTGTGTCTTTAAGGACTTCAAGGTGATGGTAGATGCCACCAGAATGTCCGGAGAGATGTGCACCTCCCTTGGCAATGGGTTTTCAAACCTTATGCTAATGCAGTTTATGTGTAGGAAACTAGGCTGTAGGAAGGTAAGAGGAGTGGTTGAAGGAGACGATGGTCTCTTTACCATGGTGGGGACTCCCCCCACCGCAGAGGATTTTGCCCGTTTGGGCTTAATCATTAAGGCCGATATACATGACACTATATCGACCGCATCCTTCTGCGGCCTTGTCTTCGACCCCGGAGACAGAGTCAATGTCGCAGATCCGCGCAAGGTTTTAGCTAACTTTGGGTGGACACAACGTAATTACGCACGTGCGCGTAGAAGCAAGCTCGTTGGATTGCTCCGTTGTAAGGCTCTGTCCTTAGCATTTCAGTATCCCGGTTGTCCCATCATCGCCGAATTAGGCTGGTATGGGGTTCGAGTCACTGGACGCTACCGAGGTAGCATACGTGATATACTAAACCGAAAAGGACTATTGGACCAGTACACCAGAAACAAGGTCATAGTCGCCATGCAGTGCGGGAGCATACCGCGCAAAGAACCACCTAGGAACACCAGGCTTCTTGTCGAAAGACTGTATGGAATTTCCCTAGAGGTACAGCTCTCCATTGAGGGCTATCTCCGCAGTTTAACTGACATCCAAGTATTGGATCACCCGAGTTTCCGTGATATCATGCCTGCTCTTTGGTATGAACACGGTTCTAGGTACTCGTGCGTCTCAGATCGATTGGATGTGAACCTGGAGGTTCCAGCGGAGAATTACCCACATGTCGCGGGTCTAAAACGCGAATGGAAGGATGAGGATATGCCTATTGGTCTTTCCAATAGAAGGGAGTGGAGTTCGCCTGAAAAACTCTATGGGACGTCGCATGGTCCCATCAGCCGGAACCCGACACCTGCTTAATAAGAAACAGAGGGAGACATTTGGGGAAGTCGTTAAAGAACCAGGGGGGAAACACCTTAGCACCCGGAAGCAGAGAC